AAACTTGGGCATTTGTTGCTTGTTAATAGAAAGTGTAGAGTATGTGGTGAAGAGAAGAATTTGGTAGATGGATTCTACAGAACTAGAAAGAGTAGAGGCGCAGTTGCATCATCATATTCATATGAATGTAAGATTTGCACTGTAAGAAGGATAGTAGAAACTAGAAAAAAGAAAGCATTTAGTGATTGGTTATACCCAGACTGGTAGTGTTCACTCCAAGTTTCCCCACTGTAAATACCCTATTTAATAAATATTTTCAGATAAACTGAGACTCGGAGAAAGACAACATGGCAACTCCTCAATTATCTCCTGGAGTACTGGTAAGGGAGGTTGACTTAACAGTAGGAAGAGCTGATAATGTATTAGATAACATCGGTGCAATTGCAGGACCTTTTGAAATTGGACCTGTCGATGACATCATTGAAATTAGCACAGAAGAAGATTTAGTTAACACTTTTGGAAAACCAATAGGAACTGACGCACAGTATCAATACTGGATGAGTGCTTCATCTTTCCTTTCATATGGTGGAGTCCTTAAGGTAGTTAGAACCGCAGGTAGTAATTTAAATAACGCAAACGCAGGTGTTGGTGTTGCTTCAACCGCAGTTCTTCAAGTCTACAACTATGATGATTATCTAAACAATCATCAAAGTGATGCAACATTTACATATTGCTCTAAGAACCCAGGAACTTGGGCAAACACATTAAAGGTTTGTCAGATCGATAATTTAGCAGACCAAACGATTGGTATTAGCACTAATAACTTAGCACTTGCTGGTGCTACTGTTGGATTTGCTGTTACTGCTAACATAGACGGTGAAGTTATTCCAGGAATTGGAACCACTGGTTCAATTACAGGATTCCTTAAGGGAATTATTACTGGTGTAAACACTGATTCTACTAATAGCAACAGTACAATCGATGTTAAGATCACTGACAGAATATCAGCAGTTGGTGGTATAACTTCATACTTCCCAATCGATTATGCTGAAGGAAATTCAATCGCAGCATTTAAAGCAGATTCATCTATTCAGTTCCTTAACAACTCTGGTGTTACTACAGGTCATTCTTTGAATGCAGCATATACTCCAGCATCAGTTAAAGACTGGTATGATGAGCAGACATTAGGAATTAATAATGCTGTTGTTTACTGGAAGACATTAGCTCCTAAACCTTTAGATAGTAACTTTGTTACTGAAAGAAAAGGTAAGAATGATGGATTACACGTTGTTCTAGTTGATGATGAAGGTAGACTAACAGGTATTAAAGGAAATATTGTTGAGAAGCATCTTAACCTTTCTAAGGCAAAAGATACTGTTTCTTCAGTAAATCCACCACAAAAAACTTACTATAAGGATTATCTTGCACTTTACTCAGATAATCTCTACGCAGGTAAGAACCCATCAGAATCGAAAGATACTAACTGGGGAACAACTCCTCGTGCTTCAGGATTCTCAACAGCATGTACTCCAATCACAACTGGTGATGGATTATGGGGATTAGATGCACAAGGTGTTACTTACTCTGGTTTAGGTAATGTATCTTATACTCTAACAGGTGGACAAGATTATGGTTCAATTCCATCTGGTCAAACAAAAGGTGGAATGAAGGCTACATTAGCAGACTTGATGACATCTTATAGACTATTCTCTAATAAAGATGAGGTTGCAATAGATTACCTCATTATGGGACCAGGATGCGACAATGAATTCGATTCTCAAGCAAAAGCAAATCAATTGCTTTCAATTGCTGGAGATAGAAAGGATTGTATGGCAACAATTAGTCCACATAGAGCAAACGTTGTTAATGTTACTAACACTGAGACTCAGACTGAGAATGTAATCAACTTCTTTAGTCCTATATCATCTTCATCTTATGGTGTATTTGATAGTGGTTATAAGTACATGTACGACAGATTCAACAATGAATTCCGTTATGTACCTTGTAACGGAGACGTTGCTGGTCTAATGACACGCACAAATATCGTTGCTTATCCTTGGTTCTCACCTGCAGGACAGCAAAGAGGTGTTATTAACAATGCAGTTAAACTTGCATATAATCCAAGCAAGTCTCAGAGAGACAGACTTTATCCTCAAAGAATTAATTCCTTTATTACCACACCTGGTATAGGAACACTTCTCTTTGGTGATAAGACAGCACTTGGATATGCATCAGCATTTGATCGCATTAACGTTCGTCGTTTGTTCCTTACAATTGAGCAAGCACTTGAAAAAGCAGCACAAGCTCAACTCTTTGAACTCAACGATGAGTTAACAAGAGCAAACTTCCGCAATATTGTGGAACCATATCTACGTGATATTCAGGCAAAGAGAGGACTTTATGGATTCCTCGTTGTTTGTGACACCACAAATAACACTCCTGATGTTATTGATAATAACGAATTCCGAGCAGACATCTTCCTGAAGCCTGCAAAGTCTATCAATTACGTTACCTTGACCTTCGTTGCTACCAGAACTGGTATTAGCTTTGAAGAAGTCGCAGGTAGAGTTTAAGTTCTAGCTCTAAATATCACAGGAGGAATTAATCAATGGCTACAACGAGAGCAAACAGAAACATTTCGCAGTTTAAGTCTAAACTGATAGGTGGCGGTGCTAGGCCGAATTTATTTGAAGTTGAACTTACTACTTTACCACCTAACGTAGTTTCTGATTGGGATGCAGAAATCTTTAGTTTTATGTGTAAAGGAGCAAACTTACCTGCACAAACTATTGCTAACATAGATATTCCATTCAGAGGTCGTATTTTTAAAGTTGCTGGAGACAGAACTATCGAACCTTGGACTATTACTGTTATTAATGATGAAGATTTTAGATTTAGAAATGCCTTTGAAAATTGGACACAGCAGATTGCTAATCTAGATGATAATATGGGAACAACTGATCCTAGTGCTTATATGACCAATGCTAAAGTTTATCAACTTGGTAGAGGTTCAGAAAAGAGCAGTCAGAATAACGGTGGAGCTGACAATGTTGTCTTAAAAGAGTATGAATTTATTGATATATTTCCAACAAGTGTTTCAGCTATTGACTTATCTTACGATACAGGTGATACTATAGAAGAGTTTACTGTTGAGTTCCAAGTTCAATCTCTCAGATTAACAGGAGCTGGACGACCTAACTAAATAGTAAGAAAGTTTAATAAATCATGGCAAAACTTTTTGGGTTCTCGATAGAGGACGCTGACGAAAAATCACTACCTCAAAGTGCGGTCTCTCCCGTTCCTCCAAATAACGAGGACGGGAATGATCATTATTTGAGTAGTGGTTTTTTTGGTTCTTATGTTGATATTGAAGGCGTATATAGAACTGAATTTGAATTAGTAAGAAGATATAGAGAAATGGCACTTCACCCAGAATGTGATAGTGCTATTGAAGATATTATAAGTGAAGCACTTGTTTCAGATACTAATGATAGTCCTGTAGATATTAATTTAGATAACCTTAATGCAAGTGATGGTATAAAGAAGAAAGTTAGAGATGCTTTTAAATTCATTAAAGATTTAATGGATTTTGATAAAAAAGCACATGAGATCTATAGGAATTGGTATGTTGATGGTAGATTATTTTACCATAAAATTATAGATTTAAAGAATCCTCAAGCAGGTTTACAGGAGATAAGATATATTGACGCAATGAAAATGCGTTATGTTAGGCAGCAAAAGAAGAATAAAGATGATAAGTATCGTGTCACAAACATGACACAAGATAATCCTATGGAATATGAGTTTCCACAATTGGAAGAATATTTCATATACAATCCTAAGATGAACTATCCAGTTGGAAGTCCAGGATCAATGAATGGTGATAAAGGAATCAAAATGGCAAAGGATTCCATCACATATGTAACTTCAGGATTGGTTGATAGAAATAAAGGAATTACTCTCTCATATCTACACAAAGCAATCAAATCTCTCAACCAATTAAGAATGATTGAGGATAGTTTGGTTATATATAGACTATCCCGTGCTCCAGAGCGCAGGATTTTCTACATCGATGTAGGAAATTTACCGAAGATAAAGGCAGAGCAATATCTCAGAGATGTGATGATGCGATATCGGAATAAACTTGTATACAACGCCGATACAGGAGAGATCCGTGATGACAAAAAGTACATGGCAATGCTTGAAGATTTCTGGCTCCCTAGAAGGGAAGGAGGTCGTGGTACTGAAATTTCTACTCTTCCTGGAGGCCAAAACCTTGGTGAAATCACGGATATTGAGTACTTCAAAAAGAAATTATATAGGTCGCTCAATGTACCCCCATCAAGAATGGACGGAGAAGGAGGATTCAATTTGGGAAGATCCTCTGAGATATTAAGAGATGAAGTTAAATTTAGTAAGTTTGTTGGTCGTTTGAGAAAGAGATTCTCAAATATGTTTACTGATATGCTTAAAACTCAACTACTTCTAACCAATGTAGTTACACCTGAAGATTGGGAAGTAATGAGTGAGCATATACAATATGACTTCTTATATGATAATCATTTTGCAGAATTAAAAGAAGCAGAATTGATGAATGAAAGAATGGCATTACTTGCTACTGTAGAACCTTATGTTGGTAAGTACTATTCACAAGATTATGTTCGTCGTAAGATTATTCGTCAAACAGATGAGGAAATAATTGAACAGGATGAAAGAATAGCACAGGAAATTAAAGATGGTGTTATTGTTGATCCTGCAGAAATGATGATGGATCCAGAAGGTTCTGGTGGAATGAGACCAATGCCAG